AGAGAAAACCCTAAACTTAATAGTGCAGTTAGAACTATATTTAATTTTGCAGTTGGATCAGTAGATGCTGGTAAAAACTGGTTAGATAACGTAGAGTTGTTTTTTGAAGAAACACCATTCTTACCTAATATCAAATTTGATTCACAGTCTATAAAAGATATAGTACAGCAAAGACAAATAGAAACACAAATTTATGAACAAAATGCTGCACAATATCAAGACGAATACAAAACAGCAAAATATTCAGGAGTATTTCAAATGACAAAAGACGGGCAACAATTACAAACAGATAATATTTTTATGGATACTACAGCTAAATTTGAGGGTGGATTTCATAGTGTTGTTTACGATCCTAGATTTAGAGGATCTTATACACCAGATGTTTTAGGTGGACCAGATGCAAAATACATGAGCGAAGATTCTAAGATTACACAAGAACAATATGATTATCAAATGGGAGCAAAAGGAGATCCAACAATAGGTTATGGTTTTTCTATTAATCCTAACACAGATGGTGGTAAAGCAAATATAGCAAGATTAAGGGAGCTAGGATATGATCCTGATAAAATCTTAAAAGGAGAACAAGCACTAAGTATTGAAGATGCTCAAAAAATGTTCTTAGAAATATTAGATGAAAAGTTCCAACTAGTACAAAACATTATTGGAGAACCTTTAGATGATAATAGAAATACATTCTTAGCAGTAGCATTAACAGATATGGCTTATATTAATAGAAAGTTTATAGGAGATAGATTCCAAAAAGCATTGAAAAACTTTATGAAAACTGGAGATGTAAAATATCTAGGATCATTTGAACCTTATGGAGAAGGCAGTGGAGCAGTAAGAGGATCTGAATTAGACAAGTATGAGCCTACGATTGGTCAAGAATTATACAATGACGGAATGGCTAATAAAGAAAAAGGATTAGGTGGGATCTATACAAGATTTAATAATAACTGGCAGTTAATATCTGCATGGGCTAATGGTCAAAGTACAAAATTCCCACAGTTAAGATTTGAAGATGCACCTGATGTTATAAGATAATGGGCGACGTTTATATTAATACTGGCAAAGCCTATTCACCTAGTATTGATATTACACCTCGTACTAATTATAAATTTACAGATCTATTAACTGATTTTAAAAATGTTGGTAAAGGTTTTATAGACGAAAATCTAATAGCTTTAGGTGTTAAATCAGCAGTACAATATATCTTTGAACAAGATAGACCACAATTTGATATAGACAATAATTATGATATATTTAATGATCCTCAATTTATTGGATATGAAGATCTAATAGCAAACTTTGTTCATAGTAAAAATCAACAACACGCTACTAAATTATTTAATGATTTTAAAGAAGATGTAAAAAGAGGAAAAGGATCTCCAGCTTATATTATGGGTAGAATATTAGGTGGTTTTACTGATCCTACTACTCTATTTACTTTTACAAAAGCTGGTCAATTTTTATTAACTGGTAGTAGAATAACTAGATCAGCAAAGTTAGGTGGAGTAGTAGCAGCTGAAGAACAAGTAAAAAGATTATTTGATGACAGAAGAACAGTAGGAGAATCTGCTTTAATTACAGCTGGTGGATTTATTATACCTAGTATGTTTCCTACTATTAAAGGAAAAAATGCTGGTAAAAATTTTGATAAGAACGCTTCTATGTTAGATGATGCTGATGATGTAGCTATGGAAGGTAGTACAGGAGCTGCTGCTAATAAAAGAAGTCAAATGATGACTGATGAAGATTATGCAGAATTAAACAAAATTAAATCAACAGGACTAGGAATATTTGGAGAAAAAGGTCCTTATAATCCTGTGTTTAGAGTGTTAAACAATGGTATCTCTGCATCTCAAGAATTTATGGAAAAGGTACTAGAAATACCATTATTACAAAATAAAAACTTTACTAAAGGTATTACAGAACAAAGCATTGAAAGAAAAGTTAAATCTAAGTATTACATGATTTATCAAGCAGAACAGGCTATTGATAATCTATATAATGAATACTTAAAATCAGTTGGTAAAAATGTACAAAATAAAGCAGAAAAATTATTAGGTATTAAAGTAAATAGAGGTAAAAATGTATTATCTCCTAGAGAATTTAGACAAGAAATATTCTTAGCTAAAATGAATTTACCTAATAAAAACATACCTCAGGTAAAACAAGCAGCATTAGAAGTTGATAAATATGTTTATAAACCATTAGGTCAAGAGTATGTAGATGTTGGTGTCCCATTAAACTGGCATAGAGCTTATTTAGATAAAGCTAATAAAATTACTGAAAGACTAAGAGAGCAATTTGCTGATAGAGGATTGACTGTTAAAGGTCAAGAAGCATTAGCTAAATGGGAAAGAATTTCTAGAAGATTAGAAAACAGAATTAAGATGTACGAAAGTGGAGAAGGTCTAAGAAAGAACTATGTTAATATAGTTTGGAAAAGAGATATGTTAGAAAAAAACTGGGATGAGTTTAGTGATCTTATGTTTAAAACTATTAAAAAAAGATATCCAGACATAAAAGACAAAGAAATCAATAAGATAGTAAAATCATTTAAAAACTATCAGCCTGTTGTAGCTTACGACAAAATTGACGACATATTATTAAAAACAGATACTAACCCAGACAAAATAGAAAAAATATCATCTCGTTTCTTTTCTAGAGATTTAGATATTAATTACGAAGATTTTATAAAAGCTGGTTATATTGAAACAGATATCCAAACATTACAAAAGTTATATTTTAATCAAGTTGTTCCAGACATTGAAATAACTAAAGTATTTGGAGATCCATTAGGATTAGGAACACAATGGAAACCTGATGGCAAATATAGTCTTGGTATTAAACAAATAGCAGAAGAATATGACGAATTAATTGAAGCAGCTCAAACAATAGCTCAAAAAAATAAATTAGCAGCTACTAGAGAAAAAATATTAAAAGACTTAGATGCTTCGATTCATTTAATTAGAGGAACATATGGGCTAGCTGATGATCCTAATAGAGCTATTAGTAGAGGTATTAGAATAGGTAAATTATACAATTCAATGACAATGCTAACTGGTATTGCTCAGGTAGTTGATACTGCTAGATTAGTCATGATTAATGGTATTGGTAAAACATTTAGAACTTCATGGGAAGTTTATACATCTAATATGGGTAAACAAATATTTAATCAATCTAAAAGATCTGCACAATTAGGTGGTGAAGCTATGGACTTATGGAACAGTTCTCGTGCTATGAGTATGTATGATGTTGGAGATGCTTTTGGTGTTTATAACAAATTTGAAAGAGGTTTAAGTTCTATGGGTAATCTATACTTTACATTCTTAAATCTATCTAACCCTTGGAATACAGCAGTTAAATCAGTAGCTAGTTTTTACAACGGAACAAGAATATTTGAAAGTATTGAAGCATGGAGCAAAGGCAATATTAGTAAAGTAAATGAAGCTAGACTATTAAATTTAGGCATAGATAAAGCTATGGCTAATAGAATACTAAAACAATATCAACAGCATGGTGTGGGTAAAGGTGGTAAAACAAAATGGACTGAATTAGGAGATGATTTTAAATATGTGAGAGTAGCTAATTCAGAAGATTGGACTGATGATGTTGCTAGAGAAGCCTATAATAATGCTATAGGTAAACAAGTAAACATAGACATAGTAACACCTAGTAAAGGTGATGTGCCATTATGGGCAAATACTGAAATAGGGGGAATGATAGCTCAGTTTAAAAAATTTGGTATGGCATCAACGCAAAGAATGTTAATGCGTGGATTACAAGAAAAAGACATGAATCAACTACAAGGTGTACTATTATTGTTAGCTGCTGGTGCGGCTGTAGATGCTTTTAGACAAAGAGCATTTGATAGAGATTATAGCAAAAAACCTTTTGGTCAGAAGATAGTAGATGCATTTGACAGATCAGGTATTGGTGGAATATACTCAGATATTAACAATGCTATAGAAAGATTAGGTAATAATCAGATAGGATTAAGACCGTTATTAAACGCTAAAAAACCATATGGTACTTATAGAGATTTCTTTAATAATCCTGTGCCTGATATCTTAGGTCCAACAGCTAGTCAAATAGCTAATATTGCTGATATTGCATGGACTTGGGGTACTGGTAAATACAATCATCACACTGCTCGTAATGTGCGTAGACTGTTACCATTCCAGAATGTATGGTTTCTAGACTCTATATTTGATAAAATGGAGAAAAATATATTAAGATAACATGAGTATAACAATATCAGACACCAGCCCTAGAGTACAATATACAGCTACATCTGGTCAAACAACTTTTTCAGTTCCTTTCGAGTTCTTTGATGATGATGATATAGTAGTAATTAATACTAATGCTGGTGGTGTAGATACTACCCTAACTAAATCTTCCAATCCCTCTTTAGTTACAGAATATTCAGTATCTGGTGCTGGAGAAACTGGTGGTGGTTCTATTACTTTAGGTGCTGGTGCAACCCTTAATGACAAATATACTATTTATCGAGATCTTCCTATAGCTAGAAGTACTGATTTTCCTAACTCAGGTACGTTCCCTATTGAAACACTTAACACAGAATTAGACAAAATTGTTGCAATGATGCAACAAAATGAAAGAGATTTTAATTTTACACTAAAAGCCAAAGCAACAACATCTACTGCTTATGGACTAACATTCCCTGAATTAGTTGCAAATAAAATTTTAACTGTTAATAGTACAGGAAATGGTCTTATCTTCTCTCAAGAAGTAGGTAACTTTAGAGGAGATTGGGCTGCAAGTACAGCTTATGTTCAAAGAGATTTAGTTAAAGATACTAGTAATGGAAACATTTATATTGTTAATACAGCTCACACTTCTAGTGGTTCTCAGC